GTATCAAATACAATGCTGATGTAATCAATCTTAACGGATAAATTTTTGTGTGTAGTTATAGTGCATTACTCCTTTCGTACTTCCCGTTTTTTTGCGGGGTAAAAATCGTGTTTTGTCCTTTATTTATCACAGTTTCTAGGTACTATGACATGTATGCGCAGGGCGGTGTTACATATACGCCCTTTACGAACGCCTAAAGGCGTTCCCTTTCTTCCTGTGTCTGCCCCGTTCTTAACGCTCACGAGCCTTGTAAGGCTCGTGGCTAAACGGAACAGCCCCAGTCAGAAACCTTATTTTCGGTCTGATAGTCCATGCTTATTCATGCTATCAAAGTGAAAATATATATTTTATATGCTTACTCAAGCGTGTGATTGACCCTAGCGTGCTTAATCACTCTGTCTAATACGATAATAACTCCATTAGAATTACTTGTCAAGAAGTTTTTGTTGACTTTTAGATATAGATTAAGTATGATATGCTTATAAATACCAAGAAAAGCAACGAAAGGAGCGGTTATACTAAGTTATGGAGCATTATGAAAAGAAAATCAGTTTCTTAGGAGAAAACATACAGACCATCAGAAAACACAGAGGAATGAAACAACAGGAACTTGCGGACAAAATCGGTATCAATATGCAGAGCCTTTCCAAGATTGAACGTGGCGTGAATTATCCTACCTTTGATACGTTAGAGAAGATAATGGACGTGCTGGGTGTAACGCCCAATGAATTATTGTCGGGAGAATGGAAGTATATTGACCACACCGAGCCCTATATCATGGATATTATCAAACGGGAACAAGACTTCAATGTTTCCTTAGATTACCTGTCTGAAAATGAATTTTTCGATGATGAAAAAGAATGCACATTTTACAAGGCATATAAACTCATACAGTATATCCATAACTACATTACCAATGAGGTTACGGAGTTGGAAGAACTTATGGAAATCAAGCAGTTGATACAGCGTCAAAAACTGGAACGCATGATAAAAGTGCATAAGGAAATGCGAGGGTTAGACCGATACAGAGAACAGCCCAAAGAGTATAAATACCATGACCCTTATGATGATTGGATATTTCGTCAGCTTGCGGATATAGACAACAGAAACAACATTCCCGACACTTCTCCACAAGTAGACTTCAATGAAGCAGACTATGAAGATTATCTAAAGGCGAAATGGAACAGAGGTCTTTAATTTCCTCTTGCATGGAAGATACAGCAAACAAAAAGCCCAGTAAAGAGTGCAAAGCACCACCAATGGTGGCAAGGCTCTTGACAGGGCTTTTTCTTTTCTGTTGTGGGGTAATCAAGAGGAAGAAAGAAAAAGTGTGCATTTTTGTTCCATAAATGCTAAGGGTATGCTGATTTTTATTGTGGCGGATATATGGAACTGTTATAATATGGATATGAAGAAAGCGACAAATTTGAAAGTGTTAATAATTTTCAAACAGCCTCATTGCATGGAAATAAGAAACAGACTATCCTTAAAGTAGGAGGTGGCACAAATGGCAAATGAAGATAAAAAAGATTTTAATGCTATGTTGCATGATAGTAAGGATATGCCAAAATTTCAAATTATCATAGACCAGAAAAGTATTGAGAAATATGGTGGAAACAAAATGTATTTTGCTCCCCCGATTGACTATGACAAAGTAATGAAAAAAGTTCCGTATGGTAAAGTGATTACGGTTGGAAAAATACGAGAACACTTTGCAAAATTGAGTGGTGCAGATTTTACAGAGCCGATTACAGCGGGTATATTTGTTTCTATTGTAGCGTGGGCGAGTTATCAGCGTTCCGAAGATGAAACACCCTATTGGAGAACATTAAAAGCAAACGGAGAATTAAATGCTAAATATCCAAATGGTATTGAAGCACAGAAAGAAAAATTAGAAGCAGAGGGACATACCATTATTCAAAAGGGGCGTAAAAATATACGATACTATGTAAAGGACTATGAAAATTCTCTTTTTGATTTGAAATAGGCAAATTCTATTTCACAATTTCATATCTCTATACACAAAGCAGTTAGTCTTAGGATTGACTGCTTTTTTGTATCAGGAAAACCACGCGATAGTCGCGTGGTTCCGTGAAAGCTTTAGCGGTGTATTCAGAAATAAAAACTCCTAATGTGTATAATAAAAACGTGACCTGCCAGTTACGTAAATAAAAACACATTAGGAGGACCGTATAATGTCAGAACAAAATACAGACGTAAAAAGCTTAGCACATACAAAATGGAATTGCAAATATCATGTAGTGTTTGCACCTAAATATCGAAGGAAAGTATTTTATAACGAAAAGAAAGAAGCAATTCGTGAAATAATCCGAACACTGTGCCAATGGAAAGGTGTTGAAATCATCGAAGGAGAAGTATGTCCGGATCATATTCATTTACTTCTGAGTATCCCGCCCAAAATGAGCGTTTCGGGATTCATGGGATACTTAAAAGGAAAGAGTAGCCTAATGATATTTCAGAGATTCGGAAATATGAAATTTGCATACCGAAACCGCGAGTTTTGGTGTAAGGGATACTATGTTGATACAGTAGGGAAGAACACGGCAGCAATAAAAAGTTACATAGCCAACCAGCTAAAACAAGATAAGGAAATGGATCAGATTAGTCTATTCGATCCGCGAGACCCGTTTACGGGTAGCAAGTAATCCTGCGCGTGGCTGGCAGGCCAATAAAAGACGCACTTGTGCGTGGCTAGTAATATTAGGGCTATGCCCGAAAATGAAAAACCACCCGCTAGGCGGGTGGATGTTTATTTATTATTAAGTGTTAGGAGGTGCGGAAAATGGAGAGAGTACAGGATGCAGAGCAGACAGTCGAAGTATTTGAGAATGAAATACAAATGTATTTGTCTATGTTCTGCGAATCCAACGCGATAGAAAGTGAGTATGATATATTGCCGAGCCAATGGAACGCAGCGCTGAGCTATATTTATAAACACGTTATAAAACCAAATCCCGATATATTAACTATACCTCATACCGTTAGTAATAGTTATAATATTAATGCTGTTGATGATCTGTTAGAGATGTATATCTATATGTGTTACTGCCATAATCAAGAGATAAGTATAAAGGGATTTTGTTTATTATCTGGTATATCAAGAGATACAATACATTCGTGGGGGAATAGTAATACAAGGGCTTATATATACAAGGACTTACAAGGGAATATTATAAGTGATATAGCAGTTAACAACCTGAAAGAAGGGGAGTATATCAAAGAACCAAGTACAGCGGCCTCAGACATTTACAAAAAATTAGTGGAAAATAACGAGGAGTCTCTCGTTTGTTTGCTAAAAGACAGAAGAAACAACCCAATGAAATACTTGCCGATACTTAACAAACGTCACGGTTGGAATCTTCCGGGAGTGAGCAAGGAACGGACTAGCGAAAGAGCATTAACAGCTTCGGAACTTCCGAAACTGGGAGAAGTAAAGCAGATCGAGAGCGAAAAAGATTGATGTATTTTAACATTTAGAAACGGAGAATAATTTAGATTAAAATATATCATTGACATTGGTGCAAATATAATAAAACACGTATAGATGTATTTGATAAATAAGGATTTATTCGATAGATACATATGTTCGATAGTAAATGAATGATACCTACCCCTCTATACACGAACGCAAAAATCTGCCTACTTAGTCCCCCAAATTCCGAAATAAACAAAAAGAGGTATTTATGAGACAGACAGGAGGTTATATGTCGTGATATTAGCACTAACAGAAGAACAGGCAATAGAAATACGAAAAACCGGATTGTCTGTTATACAGTTTAAGTATTGCATCAAGAATGGAATTAGCATAGCGGTCTACAATTTAAGACAATTCCTCATTGCTGCTAAATCAGTATTCGAGAAAATGGGAAAATTATTCAAGCGTGTTAGAGATGTCATTGACGATATTCGGTACTTTTTTGAGACAGTACAAGACAGGCTCGGATATCCGGTTTCAAGAAGATATAATTTTGTGAAAATTCTTGGCAATATTGGATACCGGAAACATGACGTTTGGGTTGCGACTCGCACGTATTTGCCAAGAAGTAACTGCTGATTTCAAAAATTTTTCAAAAAATAAAAAGAGGATGATACACATGAACGGATGTTGCGGAACTTGCAAATATGGTCACTACGATAAAATGCAAGGCTATGTATGTGTGAATGATGAAAGTGAATATATAGCCGATTTCGTAGAATATGAGCATTGGTGTGAAGATTGGGTGAGTAAGAATAATGAAGATGATTAAGCGGTTATTCTGTAAGCATAAACATGTTGATCCATTATACACATACCTGGAACGACAGGAAGATGGTTCATGGATTACGCATCATGTTTGGAAGTGCATAGATTGTGGAAAGGAGATTTATTAATGATTAAAGGATTTTTGTTAGCGTTTAATGTAATTTTGTTTGCACTGTTCTTGATCGGAATGATTTTTGGATTAAAAACCAAAGAAACAGGAATGGGGTTGTTAAGCGGATCGGTCGCATTGATCATTGCATTAAATTCATTATTTATTTTAAATTCATAAGATTCTGTGAGGTGCTGGAAAAGGTAGACAGATTTAGTCGTGAGAACTGTGCAAATTACTTATCTTGTGACACGAGCGAAAGCGTAGACTGTCGGAAAAAAGAAATCGAAAAGACATGGTTCATGTGTGGTGCAAATCCACACCCTCACAATCGACGCAGTTTTTATTTTTTATTGTTTCATCCTTTCTCCCCATAGCGGAATGCTGTTAAGAGCCGTCACAAGGCTCGTGGGGATTTGAATAAGCAATTAAATACAGCGTGAAGAGACGGTAGCGGAACAAGGTTTCGTGGAAGCACATATTTGTGTGGATGGTACAAGTCGGGTAAACATCTGGTCGAAACCCTGCCGATAAACAACAGAAAATCATAACGCTTGTCCTCATTCGTGAGTGCCGACTAACTGTTGCATAATCTCAGTTGCTTGTTCTTGTCAGTAAAGACGTTAAAACCCGTCCTTATACCGAGACGATAAATCTGTTCCATCACGAGAAGATGGTTAAAAACTGTCGCCCTGGCATATGGCAAGTTCGCAATAATGTGCCGATATAGACATTTTCCACTCGTGGTCGGTTTGAAGTCCTGCAATGCTATACAATCGACAAAAAACTTAATCCAAAGGAAATGAGACAAATTCAGTGATTGCAGTAGTCTGGATGCTTTGGATATTCGCCGGAAGTAATTAAATGAGTGACTGCTGGGCGGTCGAGGGTGGTTTATAAGGCGGATTAGTGTCAAGCATGGCACGATAAATATGAATGCAAGCAGGGAAGACCTGCTTTAGCCCTATGGTGTAATGGTAGCACACGAGACTTTGACTCTCGTAGAATAGGTTCAAATCCTGTTAGGGTTGTGCGTCCCGCTCATTACCGGATAGACGAGCGCATGAGGTCAATGCCTCGGCAAAAAAAATCAATGCAAAGATAGGAGCAACTGCAAATCCTAGGAAGTTGTTCTCATCTTGGAAACCTCACAGAAAGGGGAATTGTTATGTGTGAATTTTGTGAAGAACAAAAGATAATTGAATTTTTTGATGGGAAAATTACATGGCATATCAGAGAAAAAGGAAAAGGTTATGACACGTACTATGCAAATAGCAAGACTGGGGAACTTGGAATAATCGATATTTCGTATTGCCCTATCTGTGGAAGAAAACTAACAGATGGAGAAGAAAAGCATCTGCACGAAAATGAAGAAAAATTTACAAAATGCGATAAATGTGAGCAACTAGAAGAATGTAAGGAAAATAGAAAAGTGCTTAATATTAATTCTGGTTGCGAAGAATTTCCACATTATGTTCCAAACATAGGAACATTTTGTGGAAAAAAAGAAGTTGAAACAAATACAGACATTGCAGAATCTATTGATAAAATTGCAAAACTAAACGATAGACATCAATCCGATTGCATTAAAATCAATCAACTAAATGTGGTAATTGATGTGCTTGTGGAAAAGTATGCGAGATTACGGGAGGTCCATGGATTATGATTCACGAGGAAAAATGGTACACATGTGATCGCTGCGGAGAACGGATTGAAAATCTGGTAGAAGATGTTCTTGATTGTCTGCCGGAAGAAGTTTCAGCACAAATTCCAAGAGACGATTATTTGAAAATTATGAGCGGAGAATCGGATATTTCTATCGTAAA